TACCCAGCTGGGTTTGAAACAATTAAAGTAAACGGCCCGGTTGCTTTTCCTGATAATGCTCCTAAATCAACTGTTAAGGTATTGGTGTTTCTATTTTGTAATACTTCAGCAAATTCACTTACTTTAAATCCACTAAATGATGGAAAAGAAGCTGAGATAGATTTAACTTTTGAATATAAATCTATGTAATATAAATTAGTAGATGATAATGACCCGGTGAAGAATGAACCAGGGTCATTAGTACTAAGATACACTGTGTATGTAGATGATCTATAATTATCATAAGGTACTTTAAATTTATAAACCTTATCAAACTGACTATAAACCAATCTTTGATTGTCACCTGTATCTTTTACAAATATGTTTTTGCTGAAATTCATTGTTGATAATTTTGTTCTTCAAATGCTTCTATTTCTCCTGGTGATGCGGAAACTGTAACTGTATCGGTAATACCAGACATTGCAGTTAATGTACTTAGATAAGGGTAATTATCTAACGTTAATACCGTACCTGTATTTTCCATACCACTTACTGCAGTAAAGTTGCTAGTAACTTTGTAAATGTTATCTACAGCATTTTGCGCTACAGGGAATATCCAACCTTTAATTGTAAATGAGGTATCAGCAACTACCCTTGCCTTATCAGATGCTCTCAACTCGGTAGGGTACTGCATATTAATATTACCATCCCATAAAACTTCGCTTCTAATTTCCTGAGCTTCTGAACTTATAATTCCAGGTGGCACTGGCCAGCTTATTATAATATATGGGTTGTTGTAAGGTATAAAATTAGATAAGATTTGATCCATATCTAATTGATATCTAGTAATAACTGAAAAATTTACATTAATATTTACAGGTGTTGGAGCATTGTATTTCGAACTAGTATCGTCATTCCCAAAATAAAAACTATTAACATCTGGTAATTTATTAAAAACTCTATCGTTATCTCTTACCATATTGTTGATACTAATAGCAACAACCGGTAAAGTAATAGTTTTAGCCTTATTAACTATATCATATAATACTCTTTGTTTAGGTGCGTAAAGATATCTAACAAAAATTCTATCTTTTTGTTCTCTATTTTTATTATACCTTCCAATTACAATACTATCAAAAGCATTAGCAAATTGAATAATAAGGTCTTGAATCTCAAACCATGTTGACCTGTAACGCATTTAAAATATTTATTCATTTTAACCGATCAATAAAATGTTGAGGTAATTTATCTTTGTTGTCAATTAATAATTTCCTTGCTTTACCATCTAAAACATATGTTACTGAATAATCTGCTTTAGATCTAGTACACCTACCGGTGGTCTGTATAAAAGCACTTAACGTCTTTTGTTGATACCATTCTGAATCTAAATCAGCCATTTTCTTAATACGTTTATTACCAAGAGGTGGATATGGTGTCTTAACTATAATTTGAAATCTACCTTTATCTCCATTAAGATCTGTACCAAATGTAAGTGACGGTGATACCAATACAGTTGGTTTATCATTAGAGAAATGTTCATTTAGAAGTTTTTCATTATTAAAACCGTCGTCTCTAAATAAGAATCGATCACCTTTCAAAGTTTTTTGCAAATATCTGCATATTTCTAATGAATGAGTATGTATAATACCTTTTTCATCTGCATGCTTATCGCACAACAACTGACAATTTTTAGCTAAGATAGGTAAATTACGTTCTAAATTTTTGTAATTAAGTAATGGTTTCTCCATACAATAAATTGGAGACTTACCTGGGTCAAATGCTGACGGTGTTTCAATATATTTGTACTTTTTAATACCTAAAGACTTAGCATATGATTTATGATCCGTAATTGTAGCTGACATTAGCAGAATATTATCTCCATGATCGAATATACTATTACTAAGCGTATCAACTTTGAGAGGCGTAAAGCTCACTCTATCTTTATTATAATCTACAACGTATTCACATTTATGCCACGTTTGTTCAACTGTAGTTAAGTTACCATGAAGATTTCTCAGATATTTGATTCGTGCTACTTCTGGAGGTGATAGAGTCAATATTTTATTATTGTTTTTATTCGTTAATGATTCGATCATCTCACTTATATTGAATATAAGGTTTGTTAACCATCTATATTGAGTATCGTACTTATCGGTCTTAAGAGGTGTATGCTCAATATTGATTAGATTTAATCTTGAATAATCTACTGTTGCACTAAAACGCCTTACCAATTCTTCTTCTAGTTCAGAGGCCTCATCGCATACTAAGAAGTTTTTTCGTTTAATATGATTGGGTAAACTCAAAAACATCTTATAATTCAAAACTGCAAACTGACTAGTTAATGTAGTATTTCTGTTGTTATAATAATCACAGCAATTTTTAGCCCAACAATCATTTTTTAAACTTTTAGTATACGTGCAAGGTGCGGTTTCAGCATCAAACGTATCATCCACATCACAAAGATAGTTTTGTTTACCTTTTAATAATTCAATATCATCAAATAACGTTTTATATTGATCTTGAAGTTGTTTTGTAATAGTTAATGCAAATGTACCAAAAGGTGGCTCTGAAAGACATTCAGCTTCATTTACAAAATTACCAGAAAAGTCTTGAGCATATGCTTCGTATGAATTAATTAGCGATTTAAATTCTGCAGTTGGTTTTGCTGATACATTACCTAAAGTACGTGGTACAAAACTTTTACCGGTCCCGGTAGGAGCCGAAGCTATGACAAACCTATATCCATCGTTAAATGCTTTTTCGATTTCTTTTATAAGTTGTACTTGAGCTTCAGATGGATTGTAACCATATGGAAATTTACTCAAATATTTACTAAACATATACTACGAGTATATCTCATCAACTGCAGAATCAAAGTCAGATTTTTTGGTATGTAAAATAACATCTTCTAACTGAAGTTCTGCTGCGTTTCTGAGAAACTCTTCATCTGCATCTCTTAAACAACAAGAGCACATATTATAATGACCAGTTTTTATATTTCTGTGAATATAACCACGACCGTAACATTTTTTACAACTACTTTTTGGAAGGTTAGTAATTTCTAACTGACCGTTATCTAAAGTTTTTGTGTATTTTTCATCTAATTCATACACCAAACCGCTATGAACACTAAATAGTTTTTTCTTCATTTCTTTTAACGTACATTTTTATATCGTAAAATTTAGAATTTTTCTTAGGTTTAAAATTTTTAATTTTTACAAAATTTAAAGTATTGTTTAAAACCAATGTGTTAAGTTTATAATCAAAAATAAGTTTTGATTTAGTAGATTTTAATTTATAAGGATAAGGTACTTCGAAAGTTTTAACCCCTCCTTTTTGTACCTGCAATTTAAAAATAATAAAAAAATCTTTTACATAAGCATTCATTATTTTTCCTTTTTTTATAACTTTGTCCTCAATAACAAAATTAACATCGGTGAGAAAAAAATCTTTTAACGTTTTTTCTACATCTTCTATTACTTTTAAAATCATGTGTTTTGGAAGTTTAGTTTTTCTTCCGGAGTTAATCCTTTCAAACTTTTATTGAAATAATCCCAGAATTCTTCATTACCGGGGATCCTTCTTATCAAATCTACAGGCTGAGCACAGTTGATCTGTCTGTAGTTTTGCATAAAAATATCCCAAGTAATAATTAAGTCTTTAATGGTGGGGTCATAATTAGGTAGTCTTGAGGTTGGTCTGTAGTTAAGAGTTAATCTACCATTAGCGCTATTCAATAAAGTAAAGCAATTGGTGCACAGCATACGTCTTGTTGCTGGTGCACCTGGTTTAAAAACTCTTCTAGCGAATTTAACTTCGCATACATCAGTCTTTAAAAAATTTAAAAGCTGACCTTGACTAACTAGCATTTGGTTTCACTACGCCAAAAATTCTAGCTTCATTTAGAAAAAGTCCTTTTTTGACTTTACCAACTCCTTCAACGTCAATATTTTGGATAGGTATGCCAAGGTTATTAGGGAACATAACATGGCTTCCAACTTCAACGTATTCGGTTTTAGTACCTTTAAGTAATACTTCACCTATTCGCCATGCTTTTGTATCTGCATTAAGAGGTATCATAATACCGTTTCTCATTAATGCGGTACCATCATCGTTTTCATCAACATAACGAACTAAAATGACATCCTCCATTAATGTTGATAAAGAATACCCCATCAAAGTAGAATCGAATCCTTGAGTGGGGTCTGATAAATCAATTAAACTCTTTTTAGGAGATAATAAGTCAATACTTTTTTCTGCCGTAGACATGTAAAGACTTATGAATAAGACTCATTATTTCAATGCAGTTTTAATTTTAGTTATATCTATTTTTCCTGAATCTAAATACTGCTCGACTTCACGTCTAGATATTTCAAAACGTTTGGCAAGATACTTAACTATCTCATCAAAGTTATTAATGTCTTTCCTTTTTTCTTTTTTAATGTAATGTATACGACCAGGGGTACCTTTAGGTAATACTCTTATCAAATAATCATACCATTCTTTTTTAGTATCAAATACATTATAATGTTTGTTAGTAGTTTCGTTAATTATCTGCGCATATTCTGGTGAATACATACTTAACCATCTACAAATAATGAATGGTATAAATTGATCTTCATCCTCAACGTTATCCAAAAGGTTTCCTTTTTTCGTAACAATTATATCATTTAGTAATTCAAATATATTAATCATCTAGGTCTAATGGTGTTCTGTAAATTTTATCATAATCTTCATACCACGTAGGGTTTGCTTCCATATCTTTTAAATAGCCATTATAGTGGTATCCCGAATTAGTTTCAATAGCATGTTTTTTAGTTCTAGAACTTTTTTGTTTATTGACATGAATAAAATATTCTTTACCTAAAAATTTAAGTTGAAGATTATAAAGTTTAGTATCTCCATACTTAACGTATCCTAGTGGGTTTGCATCATGACAACCGGTATCATGTCTAATATCAACATAATTTGGATCAAACACTAAAAATTTATCTAAATGCTTATGTCTTCTTCCCTCTATATTATATTTTGAAGTTAGATTAGAAAAATTAAACTTTTCTGGAATGCTATCAAAATGTAAATCATAACCTATGCATCTAAAAATTGTTGATTTGTTATGTACCATAGGGTCATCTAAAATTTGATCCAAATTTTTATTGTAAACAAATTCATCAACATCAACAGTAAACACCCACTTAAACCCGCTCCTTCCTCTTACATTCTGATAATGTGAACTTTTGTGATAATGATTTCTAAAGAGCATAAGAACGTCCTCTCTATGCTCTTTAGTATCACAAATTAGATATTCAACATTTTCGTTTTCTTTAGAATAAGATTCTAATAGATCTACTGAATTATCAGTACTCCCAAAATCTATATATACCATTTTACTTTCATTATGCAATCCAGTTAAATGGTTATAGTAATTATAATGCAATGGAAGAAGTTTTTCTTCATTAAACACTGGGGTAATTACTAGAATACTATTATTCATAAAATTACTTAATTATAACTTTAGACGTTGCTACAAACATATCGTCATTTAGTTCATAAAATGCTTTTTGTACTTCTGAACAAAAACTATTTACCTGTTCATCAGTAAAATTAGTACTATATGCAAAAGCAGGAGCCTTCTTACCAGCTACAACATTAATGCCTGTATGACCAAGTGCAACTCCATCTTTTACATATGTAATACTAACACTTACTTTACCTTCTTGCTGAACAACACCGCCTTGTGTAAACTCTTTTTGTACCATAATATCATCACCATCCATATGAATAGGGCAATCTAGATATTCTGGTTGAGATAAAATATTTGCAATAATAGTATTAAACAATCTTTGATATGCTACTGCACCGAAAGGGTTACCTAAGATAGGAATCTCCCAGAGAAAATTAATTGAATCGTCACTCCAAATAAACTCTTGCTTATCTACATCTTCTTGATCAATCATACCGTCAGCAAGAACCTCCATAGGAGCTCTAAACGATACTAGATTGCCAATAGGTAAGACTTTATCTTTAAAAAACTTATATGCAAATCTGCTATGAAGAAGATTACCATCGTACTTATCTACATTAAACATATATCTATTATATGATATATCCTTATGAGTACAAGTCAGGATATTTTCTTTTCGTCCATCTTTTATGAGCAGATGTGATAATTTTTTTAGCTTCTGATTTTCCAAGCCACCCATTTATAGTAACTGTTTTATCCTCTAAATCTTTATAATGAGTGAAAAAGTTAAATGTAGTTGAAACCCAATGTGGGTCTAAATCTTTAAGAGAACGATAATCCTTTACGTGAGAAACCGGTACGGTAATTACTTTATAATCTTTATCACCATTATCATCCATATCTAGAACGGCTATCGGATAAACTTCTACTAACGACCCTGTTTTTATAGGCACGTTATTATAAACACAAATATCTAATGGGTCATTATCTAATGCAAAAGTTTGAGGAATAAAACCATAAGAACAGGTATATCTCATACTACTATATAAACATCTGCTGAGCTTAAAGATATCATTGTCTTCATCATATTCATATTTGGCATTAGTATCTTTTTCAACCTCAATAATTACATTAATTTTACAAGGATATTCTTGCCCTATGTTTACGTCATCAACTAAATTTCTTTTCATTAGAAACCTTTCAGTACATAATTTATGTAGTTTCTATTCCCGTGAAATCCAAATGTATCACTCAAAATAGTAGGGTTATCTCTGCTAAATTTTAAAGCAAGAGACGGAGGAGCATATTCTATTCCATTATTCAAAAAATATTGTTTATTATTGTTACAAAAATATGCATCTTCAGGACCAATTTCAGGTGCCGGGCATTTTGAAGCTAATTCTAGCATACGTTTACTTCTTAGTGAAAAACCGCCATTACCTACTAGATTTAAAACTTTTTTATCTTGTATCCATTTACATTTAATTAAATGAAAAGGGTGCCAAGGTGCACCTATATAATCATATTTTAAAAATTCATTATCCCAATTATTATAATTAGAAATAAACCCATCTCTTTGAATTATTAAACAAAATTTAGTATCTATATATTTGTGTAATTCATTAATGCAAAACTCACTATAATCATTAGATCCAGGTTGTTGAAGTTTATCAACTTGATTAAGAGTTTTTATTTTTACAAAATCTATATCATTTAAATCCTTATCAGGTTTTTTATTTGTAAAAAGTTTTATATTTCCAAATTCAAAAAACTTAGAATTATAATTTAATAATTTTAAACATAGCTCGGGTTTTAATGTGTCAATAATAACTAATGTAACATCTTTTAATTTTCGTTTTTTAGACGGAAATTCCATTTTATTTTTCTCGGTATATTGATAACATGTCTGTGATTAATTGAATCAACATGTCTATTATATAAATTAAAAACTGTAGATTTTAAATCCAATTTTTCTAAAATGTAACAAAAGCAAGTTTCCAACATATGTATTTCTTGAGCATTTTCAAATACTTTACAAAAGTCAAATACATTATAACCTTCAACGAAATCAATTTTAATTATTTTTCTTTTATCATTATCGTCATATGAGGGTAACTTGTATGTTTGGTAGTCAGGCGGGGTTCCATAATTTTCACTAACAACGATGTATTCATCACCATCTTTTAAACCATAATGTTTAAAAAGATCGTCTTCTCTTTTTTTGTCTCTTTTAAAGTTAAAATACAATGACCAATCACTATCAAGACAATTAACCATCTTATATTTTGCTTTCATTACCCCTGATTGATTATACTCGGGTAAAGTATCGGAAAATTGTAATGGAATAAAAATTTTATTATCACCGTAACATTTTACTTTTTTTATCTCTGACGTCCAAAAATCGACTTCTTCTGGATCACCGTTTTTTAAAAAATCAGAAACTTTGCAAAATTCAATATTTCTATCTCTTATTGTTTCAATATGTTTAGCTATAGCTTCGTAGTATATGTCTTTAACAGGCCATAAGACTTTTTCTGCTCTAATAGTATGGCCTATTTTTAAAGCATAAAAAATATCACCAATACCCGCAGGTTGTCTTAAAATAGCTAAATTATACATTTAACACACTCCATCTAGGGTCGAATAAATCTTCACAAACTTCAGTACCTAACCATTCACTAGGACAATAAACTTCTGATTTTTCTTTTACTAAATAACTAGCCCATGCACTAAACGTGCTATTGGCTATAATAAGGGAATCACAATGACTTAAAACACATAAATCTAACAACTCATCACCATTAATAAAAAGATTATTTGAATCAAATTTAAATTGACTTAAAGTAGATTGGTCATCAGTGCAATATAAAAATACCGTATTATCAGGATTAAATTTTGACATAGCTCGTCGATAATACTTTGCGGGTGGTATTGGAAATATATCAGGATTAAATTTATAATCTCCCCCTCTAGTGTGTACACCGACTATATGTTTACCGTCATCTTTAAACCTATTAATTTTTTTAATCACCTTTTCATTCATTGAATCGTCAAAGGTAATAATATTTCTTATATCTTCTTTATAATTTTCAAAATATTTGTAACTTTGAAAATAACCTTCAATTGCAAATGAGTTTGACTTTAAAAAAGGTATTTTATTATATCTAAATTCTTTTTCTTGATAAGTGAATTCCGGTTTAAATTGTTTCCATTTAAAATTTCTAAACAATGAATCTTTATACGTTATTGGATTTTTTCCTTGCATTGCGGTCCACCCGCTGTATTCAGAGTTTAGAAAAAATTCAGCATTATTTTCTTTAGCTAAACTATATGCTGCGGCAATTTGATATAACTGGTTGCCTATTCCTCCTTTTAAGTTAACTGTAATCATAAATCAAATAGAAATGGGTAATTTTTAAAAATCCAATCTTCAGGAACTCTATATCTTTCTAATCTGTTCCAATTAGTTGTTCTAGCTTGTGTACTATTTTCATTTAGTACTTCATTTTCTTTACCGTTTGTAAGTTTATATAAAATATCATCAAGTTCATTAATATTATTAAAAAATATAATACCATCTTCATCAAAATATTTGCTTACTGATTTTCGATCACCCCAATAAATTGGATACGTTAATGTGGCAAAACAATCTAATAATTTTTCAGTCCAATAACCCGGTAAAATTTCGTTTTCGATGGTAATAGAAAATTTAAAATCATTTAGTCCATCTTCTTTATTATCTATTCTATTATTTGTATATTGACCAAAACAATCTATATTATATTTTTTAGATAAATCGTCTACCACGGTATGTCTAAGCCTATGACCAGTAGTAATACTTTTACCAGAATCAAAAACACTACAAAAACTTTTGTTAGTTAATTTATACCAATTATCCTTATCATTTTCGTCGTGTGTTTCAATCCAACATCTACCATGAGGGTAATATAAGTAATTTTCACCCTTTCTTATTAAAGTGTCGTCAAATGTTAAAACAAAATCAAACAATTTATTGTTTTTTTCAATCCAATCATACACATGAGGGTGTATACTCCTAGGTTCTAATATCCATGCAACTTTTCTTCTAACCCCTTTAGCTTTAACAACTTCATGTAAACATAAATCCGTAATAAAGCATGTTGTACTAACTGGTGTATTATCTCTTACCCATTCTATATGTTTACTGGGTGTATTTGCACATGAAGAAATATCATGGCCAAAATTTTTATCTCTAATATTTACCTTCATTACATCTTCCATGTATTAGAATATAAAAACAGCAATTTACTATCTAATTTTTGCACAAATTTAAAAATATTTTCATTTACTTTGTAATGAGGGTTACTTTCCCTTTCTACGTTTTTATGATCTAAATGAAATAAAGGGTTAACTGCTAAATTAACATTTTGACCGGCAAGTCTTGCTACAGTAAACCCCATTTTATTAAATCTTATTAATGTTTCATTATCTTCATACCCCCAGCCCTTAAAGTGAGTATTAAAACCATTACAATTAAAAACATTTCTTTTTTTAGTAATAAAACCACCACCTGGTGAATTAGTACTACCTATTGCAAAATTGTCATCTTCAGCATACAGAGTATTATATTTTTCTAAATCAATATGATCAAATAGAAATTTATAACTTAATTTATCTTTAAATTTTTCCGTAACGGGTTCTTTAATACAAACAAAATGACCGTCTGAAGGTAAAATAACCTTTTTAGTATCTCTTGATAATACGTCTAACGATTCTTTAATAGCTAACGGATTAAAAATTACATCAACATCATTAAAAATTAAATTTTCATAAAATGAATTTTTTACCCCTTCATTATATGCTACCATTTTATTCCATGAAAAAGCTATTTCTGGTACATATTCATGAAGAACATTAGGGTAATCTTTAAAATTAATATTAGATGATTCTTCATATTGTTCCATTACAATAAACTGGAACCCTTCATAATTTTTATGATAAAAGTCTAATAAAATTTTAAGGTTACGTTCTCTATCTTCACTATCTTTTCGATAGAAACAAATTACTGAAGAATTTAATTTTATCATCAGTCAAATAAATCAGTGAAAAATCCTTTACGTGGAATATCTTCGGGGTTCTTTTCTGCTCTATCTTTTGCTACTTTAAGTTCTCTTTCAGTAAAAAGTAAACAATATTCTTTACCTTTTTCATTTTCTACCCAAATAGCTAGATATTCTGGATTAGCTCCAAATTTTTTATCTTTATTTTCAACTCTTAATATTTTACCTGCTTTAGCTTTTGCCATATTTTGTCCTTATTTCTTTAATTAAACTGTAAATTTTATCTTTTGGTAAATCTGGAGACTGGGTAGGAATCATGCCATTTTTTTGAGCATAATAATTAGCACCTTCTTTAATGTTTTTCATCCAATCTTTTCTGCATCTAATAGTAGAATTATCTTCACTGCATGCTTGTTCATCTATATACTCATATGAGTTAAAGACATCAGGCCAATTCCAAAATGAAGGTAAGTAACCTGCTTTTATAATTTGATATGAATGATCTACATGCTCCCAACAATTGTTAAATGTTTCATCCATTAACCCAACCTCCTGCAAAACAGAATTATGATAATAACAAAAAGCACCCACACAATGCAAATTAAACGCTACACTTATTCCGTTATCATTATATGGTACTTTAAATCTTGGTTTAGGTGTTTTAGTAACAGGGTCTTTATTAGCGGGGCCATGATAACCGTACATTAAATGTTTTAACCCAGATACCTGAGATGTTTCGATATATGTATCGAACACATTTTCATCTTTTATTAAAAGATCATCTTCAATTATAAAAATATGTTCGCATTCCTGTTCTAGTAAATTTTTTAATGCCCAATTTTTAGCAGTACCTACACCTAAATTACCTGTTCTATGATATGAACCTCTTTTGAATTTATCCTTTTGAGTAGCTGGTAGGTTATTTTTAGAAACAATAAATTGTCTTATATTCGACTCAATTTTTCTATCTTCTTCAGTTTCTTTATCAGAAATGCTATCATTGATAATAGTAATATAGTCAAATTTATGTCTTGGTAAAGAATCAACAAGTTTCTTAAGAAAATGGTATCTATTACATGTAATAATACCGACGCCTATTTTTCCGTTGATCATCTCTTTATTTTAGCATAAATAATTAAAATGTCCACAGGAAACGACAATTTCATTACAGTAGATAGTATTGCAGAAATACAAGACATCACAGATGGTGATTTTTTGTTTAGTATTTCTAACGGTGTTATTTATAAATTAGATTTTTCAAATTTTATTATTACTTTAGATAATACTGATTTTGGTACCAACTACAGAGCATTATCTACTCAAGTAACTATTAACACTGCTGTTTTATCATCATTAGGATTTTTATCTGACGAACAGTTTACAATTATTGATAAACTTATTGATGCGTATGAAATTGTAGAAGCATTAAGTGCAGAGTGGACAGCAGCTTACAACAGTGTTAGAAATTTAAGTTCAACAAGATGGTTACCGGTACCTACACCTGATGAACCTTTCAGAAGTGGAGCTATGTGTTACTGGGATGGAGCTGCTCAAGATTGGGTTCCTTTAAATACAGGATTACCTGGGGATAATTTAATTACAAACGCTAACGGTCTACCATCTTTCGGAGGAGATTTAACATCTTTCAGAGTAATAAGTGAAGGTAAAATTAGACTTGACAATCAAGCTACCATAGGGAAAGCTTATAATAATGAAACTTATTCCAAGACCGTAAACTTAGGTGATACTATTACTGATAGTTACGATTACGTTCAAGTAAGTACGGGTGTTGTATTTGATGTGCAATTAAACCCTGCAATTAATCAAAACCCAGTAAAAGTGGTTAAAAAGAAAAAGAAAAAGAAATGGTATAAAAAAGTATTTGATGTAGTTGCAGACGTAGCAAATATAGCAACTTTGGGTATAGTTGATGGTTTTACCGGAGGGGCTTTGACTGCTATATCATCAGATGAAGTAAAAATAGATGTTGTAGCTAATAAGAGTTTAAGTCCATCTTTTGTAGGGTCTTCAATTCAGTTATATGAAAGTGGTAGAGCTATTCCAACGGGTAATGGTACCGGTATTATAGGAGAAGGAAATGCTGGATCACAACTTCCTATTAACTTGCAAGCTCAAGTAGATGGTACGTTAAACTGGAATGATAAGTTAAATTACTTTACCTTAGAACTTGTTTATAGAATTGTGGGTGACCCAACACAACGAGATGCTTAATTTTTAGTCTGTTGAATTTTTTTATAAAAAGCATCTGCTTTAGCTTTATCAATATTCATTTCTCTTTCTTGGTCTCTAAGAATTTGTTCCATATCTAGAACTTCTTGACCAAGAATAGAACCTGAATTTTCACCAAGTAAATCACCTTCTGCATCAATATATTGTCTCATCATATGAAGGCGTTGTTCTCGAGTACCAAATACTTCTACTATAGCTGGACACTCTTCATTAGGAAGAAAAGGCGAAGCTTTTTGACCTTGTAAATATTGTTGCTCAACACCTTTAAAAATATTATCGACTTCTTTAATAAAAACTTTATCAGTTTCTCTTAAATTATCTTCAACAACGGGAACTGGTGCTGCTTTAGTAATGGGTATAAAAAATATTACATCTAAAAATCTAAGACTTTCCCTTACAACAGGAATACATTTCTTTATAAAATCGTCATCAATATCATTAATATTTCTTTCATAAGCCCATAAAGAATAAACCATGTTGTCAAGAGGACAACGATCAAAGATAACTTTATCACCCTTCGAGTACACTTGGAGTGAGTCAACCATGTGGTTAAGAATGTCCCATTGAGCATCTTTTGTTGTCTCTTTACTGTGAGGTAAATTGTTTTCAGTAATGTGGTCACGATAAGTTTTTTCAGGAGTGGTATACATATCCCACTCTTTAAGAAAGTCTTTTATTAAAGTAGATTTTCCTTGACAAGCTGTTCCTGAAATTGCAATACGCATAAAAACATTTATAAATTATCTAGGATATTCCATCCGGTCGTCAAGATCTTCTCTGTTACCTTCAAACTGCATCATAGATATAATATTCCAAGCTGCAGCTGCAAGGTGGTCTTCACTAGTATCACCAGCCCAAAACTGCATCATATGTCTCTGAGCACTATCATACAATACTGAGAACGGTTGTCCCTTTAGCCAATTATTCTCTCCATAAGTTTCAGCCCCATCTAGATACCTTTTCATGACTCTATTCATTGCTGTGTGAGGCATTAAGCTCATGCGTAATTTACCTTGTCTATCATCACGTTGAGCGCCAGTTGAAAACTGAGTATTGTTATCTGATTGTTTATTCATTCCAATTTAAAGCTTCTGAAGTTGATGGAAAATTTGCTATAAAGATATTTTTACATTCCTCCGCTATAAGTCGATGCTCTTTTTGAGTATCTTGCTGAGTCCTAAGATCAATATAATGTACCCAAGACCTTACCGAACCTTTCATATATAAACAAGATTGAGCTGCGAGAGGTAAAACCATACGAGCTTGCTCTCTTGCTACACCCTGGGTTAATAGCTTTTGATACGTCATAGTAGCGGTATCAATTGCATGTTGCACGACATTATTGATTACCGGCTCATCTATTACTTCTTCGCTGCTTTGTCTGTTACTCTCCGCTTGTTTTCTTAGCTCAATAGGTTCTATTTCAGCTACCGAACTATACCTTTGAGAGAACTCTTGGAAAGAAAAACTACGATGTCTAAGAATTTGAGCTGCAATAGCTCTAGAAGTCTTAATCTCAACGGTCATATCAACCATTTCAAATGGAGACCAATGTTTGTGTTTAATAAGATACTTCAACAACCTTGGAGCTGTTTCCATATTATCTTGATTGGATGGATTAGAAACTCTTGCGCAATATGCAATTAGTTCTTCAGCATTACCAGATGAAAAAATATTAGGTTCAGTAATAGAAATGAGATTAACTTCCATATACCGTATTATATGGAATATCTAAAACTTATCAATAAGGTAAAACGTATTTTCTTAAAAAGTCTACCATTCTTGGATCGTGATATTGAGCAATAATTTTAGTAGCTTCTTCTAAATCATAACCTCTATTAATCATTTGCACAACTGCATCAACAAAAAAGTTTGTTAAGTGAGGTAAGTTATTAATACTTCTAGCTATCTTTTCAGTAACTCCGGAACCTCCTCTTTCAGATGAAAAAGGCGTATAATAATATTTGTATCTTCCATCTGGGGTTTTAGATAAGAAATGATCGGTACCGGGGTCTCTTGCTAACTGGTCAAATGCTCTTTCTAAACGTTGACCTTCCTTATTAAATGTAACATTAAGTCGATTTCTTATTGCTCTTAATTGTTCATTACCTGATAAACCTTTAACGTCTTTTGATTTACCAGCCGAACCGGTTTTCATATAATCTTCTATTTTTTGTAATCCACTAGCAGTTTTACCAAGTATACCTTTATCACCATATGGATCAACTGCTTGTATTGCTTTACCTGCTAACTTAGCGGGTTTTCGTAAAACTTTTTTAGCGCCTTTAACTAAAGGAGATTTTCTAGGGTCTAAAAAGTTTTTACCTGATTGATATGCATCTTTAAAAGAAGGCATTTTCATTCCAGGTAATTCGGGTAACCTAGTAGTTTTATATGATTGTTGAGT